CCTAAAGTGAAAGCCAAGCCTAAAGCCAAGCCTAAAGCCAAGCCTAAAGCCAAGCCTAAAGCCAAGCCTAAAGCCAAGCCTAAAGCCAAGCCTAAAGCCAAACCTAAATCTAAGAGGATCTCCAAATGAAATTGATTATTGATACTCAGCACAGAGAAAACTACGGTGCCCACGATTGGGATGGTACAGGTGAATGTCTGGAGTACTGGAAGAATAAGGGCGGCTCTACCTATGTGGTAGAGAATCTGAGTTCGGCTCAAGTTTCTAAAATCCGCAAGGAGGGTATTCCTACGCTATCCAAATTGATAGAGCGTAGTGATGAGTTCTTTCAGGAGTTCATTCTCGACTTTACTTTTGTCGATGATGTTGCTACACCTTGGGACGACTATGAGCAACCTTGGATTCTCAAGTACGAGAATGGCAACTGGATTGCTACTCGTAGACCCACCCACTGGGCAAAGCCAGTAGTGGAAAACTACACTATGACTGCTGAAGGTGGTCGTGAAAATTATAAATGTGTTGTATTAGGAGAAGACGCAGAATGTTTAAACACGTATGAACCTCCAAGATATGACCAATCTCAATATACACTTGTCGCGAAAGGGTACTGATTATGGGAACGTTATTGAGTAGCTTACTGACCGCAACAATGATTTTGTTGGCTGTCGTGATTGTTATTGGATTTGTGTGTTGTTTGTATCTTCTCGAGAAAGAAAAGACCGCCGCACGACTGGCTGGACAAGCCCGTGCTAGAAAACGCGATGCTGAATTGATGGCTAAGTTTAAAGCAAGCATTAAGGAGCCAAACCGCGATGAGCAATAAATTAGAAAAGTTGTTTGACCGACTCCGTGAAGACGGTTGGTTTTGTGGTTGGGGCGAGATGTGTTGCACAAATTGTGCTTGGATGTCTCTACCTGATGAACACGACATTGGTCCATTTAAAGGTGAAGATGTAGATCTTTCTAAAGTCCTGTTTAATCATGAGCAGGACTGTGAAAATTGGGATGATGAAGAAATGGAAGAAGAAACAGAAGATGCTGAACTCGAGTATGATCATACTAACATGCTGAGTTCTGATCAGATGTTTAGTAGTTGCTTCTGCTTTGATGGCAGTAAGGAAGGAGTTAAGAATTTAAAAGCGATCATCCCCATCATTGAAGAATGTGGATGTGAGATACATTGGAACGGAAAGGGCGATACACGTCCGACGATTAGCTGGAGTTAGTATGAGTGAAGAAAAAGTTGCGAAATTAGTAAAGAATTGTCTTGAAACACCAGACGGTACTGTGTTATACTCTCGTAGTCGACATGATTATAAGACGCATCTAGACGCTAATGGTAAAACATATATGATCGATGGTGGTCTTGACTATGTGAGATGTTCAGCTAATGGTGATGAGATTCATCATTGCGTCTGGGATGACGATCCGTTTGACAAGGTGCGTAAAGCAGTCGAATGGGGTACTTATGGAATCAATGGTGATCAGCCTTTGAGGTGGGTAAGACTATGTGATATGGAAACTGATCATATCAACGCTGTGTTGAAAAATGTGCCATCTATCGGTGACTCTTATGCTAGAGCATTTAGATTAGAACTTGAACTAAGAGCAATTAGAGAAGAAGTCTCGTTTGTTACATCAAATAATTGATCAGGAGATATAATGTTTAAACTTGAAAGTAAGAAAAACTTCGTAACAGGTATCCTCGGCTTAATCGGCGCTGGTATCTTTTATCATTGCATGACCAACCCTGCTGATCCTGATGTTGTGGAGAGGCTTTACTTCGGACAAACATTGATCTTAGTGTTCATCTCTCTGTACTTTGTCCGCGACGGAATTGGAGATGCTTGGGGAAAGTAGTTGACAGTCGGTGTTGCATGTAGTATAATAACAACTCAATAACGATAAGGTAATAATGTAATGTATGCCACTAATGATAAGGTCATTTTAACTGACTGTGATGGAGTTCTTCTTGATTGGGAATATTCATTCAGCTCTTGGATGGATTCAAAAGGATATGAGCCTGTAGACGGATATAGAGATATCTATAATGTCAATGAGCGATACATGCTGACACGTGCTGAGTCTAAGCCGATGGTCAGACACTTCAATGAGAGTGCTTGGATGGAAGACATCCCGCCCCTCAGAGACGCAGTTAAGTATGTTCGCAAGTTACATGAAGAACATGGTTATGTATTCCACTGTATCACTTCTATGTCGGATGATGTGAAAGCCATTGCGCTGAGACAGAGAAATCTTGATGCGGTATTCGGTAAAGGTGTCTTTGAATTATTGACCTGCCTTGATTGTGGTGCTGATAAGGATGAAGCGTTGTTACAATATAGAGACTCCGAGTGTTGGTGGATCGAAGATAAGCCTGCCAATGCTGAGTTAGGTGATCGGTTTGGGTTAAAGAGTATTTTGATTGACCACAGGTACAATAAAGAGTATAATGGAACAAGAGCCAAGAACTGGCGTGATATTTACTATATGATAATCGGAGAGTGAGATGGAAATTGGGTTGATGGAAATTAAGGTTGGTAAGACATACAGCGTTTCCCCGATGTATAAAAAATGTTTTGTTGAGACTGAGACATTCGTCCACTGCGATGATCCTGAGCAAAAAATGCTCGTGAGTGTATTGTGGCGCAACGGAACGGTCAATGTTATTCCGCAAAATGCGGATGAAGTCGAGGCTTTGGAAGCAGCACTATACGCTGAAGATGACGATGAGTTTGAGCCATATTCCTTTGAGGAATTTGAATTCGGTTCTACTTGGGATGGGGTTTCAGTGGACATCAATTTTGTCGGCGGTGATCTCACTAAGGAACAGCAGGAAACTCTTGAAGAGGGTTATAATGAGGATGGATTCTTCTTCCTTGAGGAAGAGGGTTATGATAGCGAGGAATCAAACGTTATTATGATTGGCGAACTTGAAATTACAGAAGTCGAGGCTATTGACGCTTAATGTATTTTTATACCCATGCCCATGTGCGAGGCAACAATGTCAACATCCGTGGCTATCAGGACGGCAGACGCTTTGTCCACAAAGTTGAGTACAACCCAAAGTTGTATGTGCCGTCACCCAACCCCACTAAGTGGACAACACTAGAGGGCGACTATGTAGACGAGGTTGCGCTTGGTGACATCCGCGAGGCTGCACAGTTTGTCCAGAAATACGAGGGTGTTTCTAACTTCAAGACATATGGTTCCACTAAGTGGGCGCATGTCTGCATCAACGAGCGGTTCGGTAATGATTATGATACGGACACTATCCGTGTCGCCAACATTGATATTGAGGTTGCTTCTGAAGATGGCTTCCCGCTTCCTGAGTTAGCAAACCAAGAAGTGACTGCAATCACCGTCTCTTTGACGAGGAACGGCAAGCGTCAATACTATGTTATGGGCGTTGGCGAGTATGATGACAGTGAGCGTGATGATGTGAAGTATGTTAATTGCATCAACGAGAAACGTTTGTTATCTGCGTTTGTCGCTTTGTGGCAGAGACTCGATCCAGATATCGTAACTGGTTGGAACATTGAAGGGTTTGATATTCCATATCTTGTGAATCGTATTGGTAAGCTGTTTGATGATAAGTTTGTTAAGCGGCTCTCTCCATATGGCTGGATCAAAGAGCGTACCATCAAGAACTTTAATCGTGAAGATACGATCTATGAGCTGACTGGTATAGCCACGCTGGATTATCTCCAACTCTACAAAAAGTTTACATACTCGCAACAGGAGTCTTATCGACTTGATCACATTGCTTATGTAGAGCTTGGTGAGCGCAAGATTGATTACTCCGAGTTTGATAACCTCAATCAACTACATAAGCAAGATTATAAAAAGTTTATTGATTATAATATCAAAGATGTTGAGATTGTTGATAGGCTCGAAGATAAGATGAAGCTGATCGAGGGTGCTCTGGCTATTGCTTATGACGCCAAGGTAAACTACAATGATGTGTTCACTCAAGTAACAATGTGGGATACGTTGATCCACAACTACTTGATGAGCAAGAATATTGTCATTCCTCCAAAGGAACAGACATTTAAGAACGAACAATTTGCAGGAGCTTATGTTAAGGATCCGCAGGTTGGTATGCATAACTGGGTTATGAGTTTCGATTTGAACTCACTATATCCTCACTTGATCATGCAATACAACATCTCTCCCGAGACGTTTGTTGAAGATGATTGGTTGACTGATGTGTCAATAGAGGATATAATTGATCGTAAGGTTGAGACCCATGAAGAGTATTCGATGGCTGGTAATGGTCGCTACTTCCGAAAGGATAAGCAGGGGTTTCTGCCTGAGATGATGGAAAAGATGTATAATGAGCGCAAAGGCTACAAGAAGAAAATGCTTGAAGCCGAAGCGGAACTTGAATTAGTAAACAAAAGGTTGTTACAATTATGAAGAAAGGTGATGTAGTATCTCTAGTAACTTTGACTGGAGAGTTTGTAGGTAAGTATGAAGATCGAAGCCCAACAGGTGTTAAGATCAAAGACCCACGCATGTTAATCCACGGCGAGCAAGGTATGGGATTTGCCCATGGTGTCTGCGCTACTGGACAGAAAGACGTGAAAGAGGTTGAATTCTTTAGTGGTGGTGTGGTGTTCATGACTCCAAGTAATGCTGATATTGAGAAAGCGTATCTTAGTGCCACAAGTGGAATTATCCTTTAATGATCGATACTATGAGTAAGGCTGATCTCCTTGATCGAAAGAAGCAACTTGTCAAAGATATAAGTAAGTACAAGAACCTGCAGCTTGGTTGTTAAAAACTTGTATTTTATAAATAAGTTATTACCGAAAGCACTGGGAGATAACTTATGAGATATACTGTTTATAAGACTGTTAATACTTTGAATGGCAAGTACTATATCGGAGCGCACCGAACCAATAATCCTTATGACGATTACTTTGGTTCTGGTGTTGCTTTGAATAGAGCAATTGAGAAATACGGCAGAGATAACTTCAAGAAAGAACTTCTTCATATATTT